CGCGGTTTCCGCGGTGTTTGCTGGCGGCGGCCTCAACTATGGCCGGCATGCCGGGCCTTGTTCCTTCGACTGCTACTTTGCCCCGTCCTACTCGCACTGGGACCGCCGCGCGCGTCTTTCTTAAAAACCTGATGGCGGGGGTCTGGGGGCGGCCAGCCCCCTTACTCCTCCATCCTTTAATACACTGGGACTTGGTGTGCTCTGCTCGCGGTGATTGCTGGCGGCAACCTCAACAATGGCCGGAATGCCGGGCCTTGTTACTTCAACTGCAACAATGCCCCGTCCAACTCGAACTGGAACCGCCGCGCGCGTCTTTCTTTATGCGGAACCCATAAATCTATTTGCACACCATTCCGCCGCCCTTGAGGCGGCCACGCCCTGAAAAAGGGGTGCCATGCCACTCGGCAAAAATACGCCGCTCAGGTGGGAGTTAGTAGGCCCGGAGACGGGCTCGAAAGCCCTCAAGGCTTAAAGAAAGAGGTGATTGCCTATTGAAAAGGACCGGGTATATTTACGAGAAGTTATGCGACAAAGCCCTCATCCGGGAGGCTATCATTAAGGCATCACGGAAAAAGCGTCGCCGGAAATCGGTCAGACGCATCCTGAACGACATCGACCACTACATCAAGGAGGTTCTGAGAATACCCCACTATGTTCGCTATATGGACGATATGTGCCTGTTTTCAGCGAGCAAGAGGGCGCTGCACAAGGCTGTAAAAGCAATCCGGGAATTTCTGGCCGGGCTGTCGTTGCAGCTCAAAAGCAACTGGCAGGTCTTTCCGACGGCCAGCCGGGCGGTGGACTTTCTCGGATTCCGATTCTTCCGGGAGAAAACCACGCTGCGGAAAAACCTCTCGCTACGGATGAGGCGCAGGGTAAAGAAAATCCATTGTTATACCGCGAAACACGGCGGGAAAGCCCGGCCACGCGACGCGGCAGCCGTTATGAGCTACGCAGGATGGCTCAACGGAACAGCTACCAACGGCTTTTATGCGAAATACATAAGGCCGTACATCAATTTCAAGAAATTAAAGGAGGCTATCAGGCATGAGACGAGAGTACGCGCAAGAACCGCCTATTGTATCGGTGGTTCAGCTCAACCCTGCGGAGTGTGAAATCATGCTCCGCGAGAACGTCACCACGGAAACGCGCGAGAGTGGCGACATGGGCCCGGAGGCGGGCCAGATTACCGTCTATTTGGCGGATGAATACACAATCATTGTACCGTGGAGAAAGGGCCTTGAGGAGGCTGTGAGCGCCAATACGGCGGCATGGCTGGAAATGGCAAAGAACGCGGAGCACACCCACCTCGCCGCAGAGGCGCGGCAGCACCGTAACAAGCTGCTTGAGGAAATCGACTGGACACAGACCATCGACGCGCCTATCAGCGCGGCCAGCCGGGAGGCGCTGAGAACGTATCGCCAGCAGCTCAGAGACATTACCGAGGCACCCGGATTCCCTTACGACATCGCGTGGCCGGAGCGCCCGGCGATTGAAAAGGGCGAGCCGGACCCGGCTGACGAGGCGCTGGACATTTTGCTGGGAGGTGAAGAGAATGCGTAAAGAGAGAGCGAGAGAAAACCGGCGCTTGCAGATGTTCACGGCGCAGGGCCTTACCGACGACATGGCGACGGCGCTCCCCAGCCTTTACCCGGCGTGGAACGGGGCGGGGGTCAGCTATGCGAAAGATTATATCGTCCAGTATGACGGCGGCCTTTACCGCTGCTTGGAGGCGCACACCTCGCAGGACGACTGGGCTCCCGGAACCGCCCCGTCTTTGTGGGTAGCCATCTCGGACCCGGCAGAAGAGTGGCCGGAGTGGAGACAGCCCGCAGGGGCCCATGACGCATACGCCAAAGGGGCCAAAGTGAGCCACAACGGCAAGCGCTGGGTCAGCGATGTGGACGGCAACACATGGGAGCCCGGAGCCTATGGATGGACACAGCAGGATGAGTAAAGGACTATACGAAGAACTTTACGACTATGCCACGCTTGAGGCTGCCTATGAGGCGGCCTTTCTTTATTTGGACGATGCCCCGGAGGACAGCGAGGCGTGGCTAATAAACCTGCAAAATCACTTGGTCTGGCGGAGCTATGAGCCCGGCCAAAACCCAGATGAGGATAGCGTCGTCCTCACCGCAATCGGCAACATTCTGAAAGCCCACGGCCTCAAGAGCCATGAGGTCGAGGAGCCGGAGCTGCGGCGCATTATTGCAGATTTGACGCTGAATTGAGGTGATACCCATGGATTTTATGCAAATCATTCTGGCCCTTGTCGCAGCTTGCAGCATCCCGTCGGCCATTACTTCCCTCGCCATCCGCCGGATGGAGCGGCGGTTCGATGAGCGGGAGAACACCCGAAAGCAGGAAGAGGCAGACCGCGAAAAGGCGCAGGAAAAAAGCATGGTTCTCGTTGTGCAAGGGGTCACGGCGGCGATTGCGTTGGGCGAGGCTACCGCCCACGCGATTCAGCTCGGCCACGCCAACGGGGATATGGAGGCGGCGCTGGACTATGCTCGTCAGGTTAAGCACAAGCAAAAGGACTTCCTTACGGAACAGACAGCCAAAAGTATCTACGATAAATGACCGGGAGGGCCGTGTACGCGGCCCTCCTTTTCTCCTTAGGAGGAACACATGGAAAAGCAGACATTTATCCAGACCGTCGGAGAGGCGGCCCACAAGGACATGGAGAAGAGCGGCGTACTCGCCTCACTCACCATCGCGCAGGCCATCCTCGAAAGCGGCTGGGGGACCTCAGAGCTGGCGCAGAACGCTAACGCCCTGTTTGGCATTAAGGCAGACAGCAGGTGGAGCGGGAAAGCGTACAGCAAGGAAACACAGGAATGCTACGACGGCGTGAATTACACGACCGTCACCGCGCTTTTCAGGGCCTACGGCTCATGGGATGAAAGCATCGCGGACCATTCCACATTCCTGCTCACCGGGAGCCGCTATGCGGCGGTTATCGGCGAAAAGGATTACAAAACAGCCTGCAAGGCCATCAAGGCGGCAGGCTACGCAACCGCCCCGGACTATGCCGAAAAGCTCATCTCACTCATCGAGAGCTACGGGCTGACGGCCTACGACGGGGATGTGCAAAAGGAGGAACCAACATTGAAAATCATCGAGAGTATTCTCACGAAAAACCCGTGTTACACCGGCGGGCGCAAGCTGGCCGCCGTTAAGGGCCTGATGCTTCATAGCGTCGGATGCCCGCAGCCGTCCGCGCAGGTATTCGTAAAGAATTGGAACAGCCCCAGCCATGACAGCTCGTGCGTCCACGGCTTTATCGACGGCAACACCGGCGACGTGTACCAGTGCTTGCCTTGGGACTGGCGCGGCTGGCATGGCGCATCCGGCCCGAAAGGCTCCTGCAATAACACCCACATCGGCGTGGAAATGTGCGAGCCCAGCACCATCAAATACACCGGCGGCGCAAGCTGGGTAGAGACCGGCGACGGCACCAACACCAAAGCGACGGTCATGCGTACCTACAAATCTGCGGTCGAGCTGTTTGCCTACCTTTGCAAAAAGTTCGGCCTGAACCCGCTGGGGGATGGCGTTATCATTTCCCACAGCGAGGGCCACAAGCGCGGCATCGCCAGCAATCACGGCGACGTGGAGCACATCTGGAACAAGTTCGGCCTGACGATGGACCAGTTCCGCCGCGATGTCAAGGAGACCATGGACAAGGAAAGCGGCGGGGAGAAACCGCAGCAGCCGGAGAATAAGCCCGCCGGAGGCTCTACGCTGTACTATGTTCAGGCCGGGGCGTTCAGCAAAAAGGAAAACGCTGAGGCACACGCCAAAGCCCTCAAGGCGGCGGGGTTCGACACCACGCTCAAGACCGCCGACGGCCTTTACAAGGTCCAGACCGGCGCGTACTCGGTCAAGGCCAACGCGGATGCTCAGGTTAAGGCCCTGAAAGCCGCTGGGTTCGATGCCTTTGTGACGACCAACGGCGGCAGCGCAGCGCCCGCGCCGTCCTACATCGAGTACACCGTCAAAAAGGGCGACAGCCTTTGGGCTATCGCCGCAAAACTGCTGGGAGACGGCAGACGCTACACCGAAATCAAGGTGCTGTCCGGGCTCACCGGCGACACCATCTACGCCGGGAACGTGCTGAAAGTCCCGGCCAAATAAGGAGGAGGAAAAACCATGGAACCTATGCAAATCGCTCTCATCATCGTCATCGCCTGCGCCGCAGCCATCGTCGGCGCGGCCTACGGTATCAGCTACGCCAAGAAAAAGGGCGTAGACGTTGGCACCGGCATTAAGACCGCCGACACCCTGACCGACGCGATCAGCACCGCCTTTGAGACCATCAAGCCGCTGCTCCCCACGCATCCGGCCATTGGCATCATCGACAGCATCATCGGCCTCGCCGAGGTAGGCGTAAACGCAGCCGAGAAACTGTATAAGACGGCGACCATCGACAAGGACCAGCGAAAAGCTGAGGCGACCGAATTTGTTGTGGCCGCCCTGAAAGCCGCTGGCATCGAAGTCACCGACGAAATCCAGCAGGTCATCGACGGAGCCATCACCGGCGCTGTCGCCCTGCTCCCCAAGACGCACGACGAAAACGGCGCCATCCTGAAAGACTAACCCACAGAGCATGAGCCTCTCGACCCCACACAAAAGCGGGCCGGGAGGCTCTTTTTTTATTGCCTAAAACGTATATCCGACCCGGATATACCTGAAATAATGTATTTCCGCCCCGGTTATACCTCAAAAAGTACATTTCGGGAACGGAAACGCAAAAAGCAGGCATGAAACCGGGATTTCTTCCGCCGAAAGTCAAAACGCATCACTTTTGGGCTCGAAAAGGTATCATCAGACACCCGGACAAACGAAAAGCCGGAGCGCAGAACAGCACCGCGCACCCCGGCAAAATGGTTATATCCGCAGCGGAAAAGCCGAAATTCAGGTATTTCCGCAACGGAAAAGCAATATTTACGGCATTTCCGAATATATCCGGGTCGAAAACGCACAAAGTAAAGTAGAGTAAAGTAGAGTAGAGTATATTATATATTATCCGCGATTTTCAATCGCTGCGAGAGAGCGGAGCGCCTTATTCGTCCTGTTCAAGCAGTTTGCACACCGGCACGTCCAGCACCCCGGAGAAATAAATTAGCTCATAATCAGGCACAACGCGGATGCCCGTCTCTATCCGGCTGATGGCCTTTTGGTTCAGATTGAGACCGGCAAGCTGCAACTTCGCGGCGAGCTGCTCTTGCGACAGGCCAGCGCACTCCCTGAGCTCCCGGATTTTAGCGCCGGAGGCGTTGCACTTCCCATCAACGTATTTATATAAATTCACTGAGGCGTACCCTCCTCTCTATCGTATATCCCAAAGATGGGTAAAACGCATATTGACATTACCATGTTTCGCCGATTATAATTATCCCAGAGATGACTAAGCAAGCACAGGTTGAGGAGGTTCGGCTTATGGACACAGAAAAAGGCAGCCGGAAAGGCGGCACAAAGACCGTGGTGGTAGTGCTGGCTGTACTCGCAGTACTGATTTTCGGCTTTTTGTTTATTACGGGGAAATTCCCTCCGCATACAGAGCGGGCACCCGGAGCGGCGGAGAGCTACGCAGCCGTTCAGGAGAATAAGCAGGCTCTTGAGGATTGCATAACGGAGGCGCTCGACGCGGAGACGGCGAAAACCGTCTCGGAGATCACCGTCAGAGAGAGTAACGGCGAATACTCCGTGAGCATCCGCGTGGTGCTGGCTGGCGGCTTTTACTTCCCGGAGGTTATCGAGCAGACGGCGCAGCCGTTTTTTGATAAGGCGGAGGAGCTGGGGCTCGTGGCCGACGTTTACGAGGTGATGGAGTACAGCAAGGGCAACACCGGCGATATGGACGACTTTATCTGCTGGCGGAGCCATGACGGCACCACGGGAATTTACTCGGACGACAGGGGCAAAGAGCCTATTGTCAAAGCAAACACCACGGCGGATGACGTCCGCGACATCGTGAAATAAAATAAGGGCAGCAGGGGCCCAGATGGCCTCTACTGCCTTTTTCTTTTTGCCTAAGCAATTTTACACCTACGCGCCGGTTTCGCTGGAAATCGAGCCGTTCTCGTGGCGCTCAGACTATTGCTCGGTTGCCCGGCTGGACGGCACCGGGTATAATGGTATCTGTAAGAGCCGATGAGGAGGTGAGCGCGGGCTCTGCCGAGGGAAGAGAAACAGCCTATCCCTGTGCTGCGGGCTGGTTCAATAACCGAGGCGGGCAAACCCGCGCGGCGCAAAACCCACCGGCGCAGCAGGGGACCCCCGCATGAATAATACGGGAGGTAAACCATGAACATGAGTAATTACGAACTGTACGAAAAGACGATGAACCGAGAGGACAGCCCGGAACTGCAGCGGGCGGAGGCGGAGCTGGCGAACCTGCTCAGGAAGATTGACGACCGGGAGCTCCGGGATGAGATTGACCGGGCAGCGGGCACCGTGGGCTGGTTGCGTGAGGCGGAGGGCTATGAGGCCGGATGTCGTCGCACTGAGATGGCCGAGTAAAAGAAAGGGGAGCCCGGCGTACTGCCGGGCTCCCTGTTACTCCTGAGCCTGCTCAAGATATTCTTTGCACTCCTCGATGGAGCTTGCGACCTCTTCGAGGCTTGATACCGCGCTTTCGAGCGCATCCACAGCCGCATCGGCCTTTTCGTACCGCTCGCTGTTCTGGAAATTTTCCGGCATATTGCCCCGGTATTCTTCCTCTTCAGATTCAATATCCTCCACGGAGCTCTTGAGCTCCTCAAGCTCGTCCGCCAAAGCGGAGAGCCGGTCAGCCAGAGCAGCAATCTGCTTTCTTCTCACGTTATTCATCGGCAACCCCCTTGCCTAATCCCAAATATTCCTCTACCGTTAAACCGAGGGCGGAGGCGATATTCCAAATCTGCCACACGTCACGGGGCAGGCGGGCACCGGCCTCCCAATCCTCTATGGTTCGGACAGGGACCCCGGAGAGGGCGCTCAACTTCGCGCGGCTCAACCCGGCGGCCTTTCGATGGCCGACAATACGTGCAGCCAAATCAGACGGGATATTCACGGCCTCCACCTCCTACTTGATTTCTTCCTTGCCGTTTGCTATAATCATAAGGGAAAGATGGAGCGGCGGCAAGACCGCCCCATCCCCAAGCCACGAGCATCAACCGGCGCTATCGGTTGGTGCTCTTTTTATTTGCCCTCATCCACGAGGGCCTCGACCTTTGCGATTGCCTCCTCAATGCTCTTGCTGCTTTTGAGGATTTCGAGCACCATCTTGAGGAGCGCCTTAAACTGAAAATCGGTCATCGGTTCGTCCATTATGTTCTCCTTTCTGGCCTTGCCACCGTACTCGCCGAGGTCTCACCTCAACTGTACCCTTATTATACCACGCATATGCGTGGAAAGCAAGGGGTTTCAGCAAATTTTTTTGGATATTTTTAGTCAAATTCTGGCGTACCGCCACGAATAGCCGCCGCAGGTTTTGAGCTTGCCCTTGCAGCATTTTATGATGGAGCTATCTGACAGCCCGTTCTCGCGCCCGGCTGCATTGGCGCTGGGGTATAGCTGCAAAATCTTCCCGGTCTCAACCTCCACCTGATAGACGGGAACCGGGGTAGAGCCGTGGAAGTCAAGGGTGTTTACCGTGTGCCCCACAGCGGGCCCGGAGCCGCCCGCCCAGTTAGCACCGCTGACCGTACCACCGAAAAGGAAACCCTGTATCTCATAGGCACGGGCCAGCTTGCCAAATAGCTCGTCGGCCTGCTCGCGCAGCTCTTTGGAGAGGGAGCGGAGGAACCCGTCAACCTCTTTTTCGGCCAGCTCAACGGCACATACGCCACGGTGCATCACGTCGTTCTGCTCGTACTGCCGGTACAAATCCTCGTAAATCATATCCGAATCCCCCTCTCGCTGTCGTAGTAGGCCCGCGCCCGGCGCAGGAGAAGAGCGTCGATACAGAGCTGAGACATCTTGCGGTCGAGATCACTCACAAGGTTCAGCGGGGTGCCGGTCCAAAAGCCACCGTTATAGAGGTTTCCGGCCAGCCGAACCACCAGCGCCTCGCCGGAGGAGAGCGGGAGCTTATTGAGCATCCCGTCAATGTCGATGTAACCAGCGCAGAACCGGCGCAGCATCGGCCACGAATTAAGGCCGGTCAGCAGGAAGAGAGAGGCCCCGTAATAGGAGCTCAGGCGGCGGGTGTCCTTGTCGGCAATTGCGTCCGGGATGAGCCCCACGGCCTCGCAGAAATTGTGGATGTGCTCATTAGAGAGAAACATCAGTCGTACCTCCTTTCGCCGCGCGGGCCGCCTGCCGCTCCTTTATGTGCTCGATGAGCTCGGAGGGGCTCATCCTATCGAGGGCTATCTCGTAACGCTTGGCCTCGCTCAAGCTGGCCCACCACGTCTCATACCGGTTTTGCTGGACGGTCGCGGCCTCACGGATTCTGATGACATCGGAGGCCGGGGTATAGCCGGGCTCCACATACCACTTGACTTCGCCTTGGTCGGAGATATGCGCGACCATCTTGTAATCGCCATGCTCCATCACGGCCTTATTGCAGACCGTGATACCGTTTCCGAGACAGCCCATAAAGAGCTCGAACTGGCGCGCCGCCCGCCGCTTAATCATAGCGGACAGCCGGGCATGGATTTTTACCAAATCATCCCCGCCGGAGGAGGAGCCCTCCTCCAAAAGGGTGAGGTGCCTCACCGTGTAGGGATAAGAATGGCGGAAATTATCGCCATCAAAGTCGATGAGAACTTCGCCCAGCTCGTTGACGTAGGCTTTGTACCGCTTAGATACGGCCATGGTTACGCCTCCTTTCTGTTGGCAGCCCACTCATCGCGGGCGGAACGACAAGCCTCAAGCGACAGCCGGACGCAGGAAAACAGGGTGCCGTCCTCAGCTCGGTAGTCATACTGGCAGCGGCGCTTGCGCGTAACGTGGTCCTTGTAATATTCGTGCTGCTCCTCGCCGGGCAGCAGGTTCTTGGGATTCAACATATCATTCATCCTCCTTTGCGGCCTCACGGCGGAGGTCGTTATCTACGACATCATCAAACCAGCGGTCTCCCATCTGCAATTTGAAAATTGCAAGTTTTCCGACATCCAGACCATCCAGCGGGAACGCCAGAAAGGTCAGGCTGTCGTCATATCTGTTGTCGCCAGTTAGCCCGAGCTCTTCGTTCACGGCGGAACCCTTAAAAGACACCCATTCGCTTACGGAGCCGATTTTCTTCTCGGCCAGCAGGCCGGAATAGCCGTTCTTCCACTCTTCGAGGTCTCCACCGGCTCCGATAATCGTGTAGTAGGAACCCTCGTAGGCTTTTCTAAGGACTTCATTCTCAATCTTCATTTCGATTTCCTTTCTGCCCTGCCATCGTCAGGCCGGGGAGGGCACCCACCGGCGACGGCCCCGGAGGGCCGTTTCGGCTTATTTGCAGAGGAGGTCGTAAAGACGGGCCTTGAGCTGAACGACCTCGGCCTCGGCAGCCTCAGCGCGGGCCCTCGTTTTTGCCAGCTCGCTATTGAGGGAGGAGATGTATTCGGCTCCACGCTTCGCATCTTCCAGCAGCTCCGCGCGGCGCGCTACCAGAGCTTCGTTTTCTTCGCCCAGCCGGGTGTTGATGCCGCGCAGCTCAGAGAGCTCCTCGTGTTCGGGGTTAGTATGCTGGTTCCAGAACCGCGTAACCTCTTCCCAATGCCAGATGTGAGAGATAATGGAGTAAAAGGTGTTCTGCGTAGCGATGCGGTCGCTACTCCACGTTCCTTTGGGGTCGGGCTCGCCGTTTTCATTGTTCCGCCCGATGTCATTTGCGAGCCGAACCAAATCGCCGATTTCGGTATTCCCGATGATGTCGGCGGCGCGGTTCAAATCTTCCTGCACAGTGCTGAGGCCGTGGTTCTTAACTTCACAAACCAGCTCGGCGGCGGTTTTGATGCTATCATACTTACTCATAATCATGCTCCTTTTTGCGTCGTTAAAGTTTGTTTGTGCCCCTTATAGGGACACAAGCGGGTAAAAAATAATTCGCCAACTGGGGGCGATTTTAAGACCAACGCGAAACACCTCGTAGCGCCTCATTTTGCGTCATTTCCTTGTTTCGTATCCTCATTATAGTCCCTAAAAGGGACAATGTCAAGCAAAATCCCAAAATATTTTCAATAAATGACGCGAATAGTGTCGAACCGGGTAAAAAGCAAAGGCGGCAGCCCGGAAGAGCGCTTGGACAGACCGCCTTAAAGTTATTGTATCGTGTTCTGTATCATAAATAATATCACATGAAATGTAAAATCATATCAGGTGATGTTATGAAGATA